CTTTTAACCAAGAAGGAAGATTGTCATTCGCAAATCTTACACGGGTTACAATTTCTTTAGATGTTTCTTGATTAATACTAATACAAAGAACATTTTTATCTTTATGAAATACCATTAACCACAAACTATATGCTGCGGTTAATGTACTAATACCCATTTGTCTAGACTTTAATATGATATTAAAATCATGTTCAACCAAGTCTGTTAAAGCTTCTTCTTGAAATGGATATAAATCAAAGTTTACAGTTCCACGAATAGGATGTTGAATCTTAACATACTTTTTCATGAAGTAAATTGGATCTACAAGACATTTCTTATATTCCTCCTTAATTACTTCTTTAAGTGTCTTTGGAGTACTCATTGATTTAATTTATCCAAAACCATTTGTTTGGCTTTAGTTTCAATTTCAGAATTATAATTTAATTTACCCAATTCTTCATTTGCTTTTGCAATATTTTCCTCAACATTTTTCAAATCTTCTTTTAAATCAGACAATACTTTTTGTATTTGTGTAGTATCATCCGTCCAGAATTCTTGACTACCATCATCATTAAAAAATTGTAACTTTTCTTCTGGATTCTTTTCCAAATATTCAATACTATCAGTAATATTTTTCTTAAAATCTTTCATTTCTGAAAGCATACTATTATAGATTTTATATCTTTCATAGTCCGCATAAACACCTAATACTTTTAATTTACTATCAAATGAAATAGTACAATCATAACACTTGCCTGTTTTAGGATAAAATCTATCATCTAAATAATTGCCAAATTTCATATCTGCATTACAGATACTACATCTTTGATCAATTTTTATTTGTCCGAGTTTGGATACTTTTCTTTTACTTCCATTTTTCCAAACCCATTTATTTCCTTGACCATCTTCCCATTCTTCACCTTCTTTTCTTTTACTGTTGTTCAAGTTAGGATCATAACCAACTTGAATAAATGGGCGGTTTCCCTCAACATAATCTTTAACTATGTCGAGATTGCTTTTTCCTGTTGCTCTTTTCATAACTTTACTTTTAATCTATCCAATTCCTTTTTGAAATCATTTAAGATTTCAGTTCTTTTGTTTTTATAACGAAAAGTATTACCTTTCACTAATTTAATTAGTTTTTCTAAAGTGTTAATATCATTAAATGTTACATTTTTGCCAAATAAAAATTCAGCAACATCGTCCATATCAGTATAAACAGTTTTTATATTTTGTTTTTCTTGTTTACCTTTTTCATTTGTTATAACATCCGCACTTTGAAGACCTTTTTTCCAATTAAATTGATATCTCTTCATCTTATTTGGATCTTCGGTTGGTTCATAACTATGTGACATAATATTCATTAATAGAATATTTCTTAACGCAGCTTTATATTTTGATTCTGGTGCTCCGGATAAAGCCTTAATCATGAAATTTAAATCACCAATCATCAAATCAATTTGTACATAACCATCTTCATTTGGTATTTCTGTGGATTTTACTGGATTGCCATCTTCATCTACAATAGGAACATTCAAATGCAATTGGTCCAATCCTGTATTTATTTTAAAAGCAGGTGTTGGTACATTTGATGGAGTATTTGATTCTACATGTTGTTTTAATTTTTCATAAAATGACTTTTTATCATAATCATAATTTATACCAAGCAATTCATTCAATTGTTCTGTAGATACTGCAACATCAATATCACCCAATATTGGTTTTGATTTGTTTCCGATTATTTCATATTTTAAAGAATCAAGATTCCATATTTTCAAACCGTTTTTTACGGTAGAATCCAAATACTGTTTTGGCAATTCACTATTTGCAGCTACTGCATTACCACCTTCCGTAATTAAAAATTCTCTCAATATATCGTTTACGATTTTGTTTCCTATATCAGCGTGTTTTTTGATTTTATCAATTGATGCTTGAGTTTCAGGTGTGGTTGCTTTCTTTTCTTTCTTTGAATATTGTTCAATCATTTTTTCGGCATATTTGTCTTTTATAGCTTTAATAAATGATGCATAATCAAATCCTAAATCTGAAAGAATGCCATTCTTATCAAGAGTTCTTGCAAATCCTAGAACTCCTGTAGTCAAATCTTTTAATTTAACATCCTGTGGATTTACACCACTATGTGCAGATAAATTTGGGTCAATAATAGTAATTTTTTTATTAAACAATTCAGCCAAAAAGTCTGCCAAATCTCTTAAAAATGTACGAGGACTGTTTGATATTAATTTATCTACAACATCTTTTCTTAACATTGGAGATACAATCTTACCATCCTTAAATTTAGCTCTTACACCTGTATCACCAATTCTAATATTAAGAACTTCTGCCAATGCAGAGTACATTCCTCCCATTGTAAATCCTTTTATACCTCTTTCTGGAGTAAATCTAGTAGCAAACCAATCTTTATATATTTTTGTAGTATATAATAAATCTAATTGAACCCAAGTGTCTTCTTCAATTTTAATTATAATTTGTTTACCGTCAGATCTCTTTGCACTTTCAATATCAATATAATTTTGACCACTTGTTTCAATAAATTTAATTACATTATTTATATATTCTTTTTTTGTATCGGTGACATCATCTTTTGATTCAATAGGTATAACAACCATTACATCAATATCACCATATGTTATTTCTTTTTTGTCTTGTTGGTCTTGTTTATAATACCCAGCAGAACCTAATATTTGATAATCCTTTATTGGAGCCAACGGTACATTACTTAAAAACATATTCAAATCAGCTAAAAAATCCTTAAATTTTTCAGTTGCTTTTTCAATAGTATCTGGAGACAAAACTGTTTTGGAAGTTAATTCTGGTTTTAACCAACCACCTTCATCAATAGGTTGTTTATGTGCAGCTCTATTTGCTGCGCTGAATTTGGAACGAGAAACATACTTAATATCACCTTCTGGGTGAGAGAATACATAACCTTCGCCTCCTGGTTCATTGCCTATATATGATTTAATTTCAGTATCTTGATTATCGATTTGATTAATAATTTCTTCTTTGACTGACATTATTTCTACAACTACTTTCCATAAAGATTCAAATCCGTCACGATTACTACTAACATAATCAGTAATCTTTTTCTTCATCGCTCCTGTAAGATTACTTTGATCTACCCATTGTATAAAATCATCACCAATATTCACTAATCCAGTATCAACTTTACTGTTCAAATATTTATATAAAATATCTGGAAAATTAGTCATTTTCATACTAGCCAATTTAGAAGGATTAATAAAATCATCTATATTTCTAGCATGTTTATTTATATAAAGTATAATATCTTTTAATCTTTTTTCATTTACATCTGGCGGATTATTTACAGATATAGGTGGTATTACCAATAATTGTTTACCTTGAAATATATTGTAATTTGTAATTGCAGTTTCATTTCCAAAACTATCCACTTCTCTATGAACTACAACCGCAGCTTTGCTTTGATCAATTTTTCGTCCCAACTCGGAATTAATATCAACTGCATAAGTTACAATATTTGGTTTGAAAACATATCGTCCATTTTCAATTAATGGTGTATTAAAATATAACAAATCTCCCTTAAAATAACCTCTAAATGTAGATGGAACTGCGGATTCAAATATTGAAAATGCATTTTTCATATTTTGAACGAAAAATCTATATTCGTCAGTTTTAACACTTTTACCTCTATTCAAAAACATTTGTTCCAATTCGTCCGGAGAAGTTGGTCTACCATTATAACCTTTGGCAACAAATCCACTTTTATCTGTCAATACGAATTTACCTTCGTCATTTCTACCAAATACAACTGCAGGAGAACCATCCCATTTCAATGTGACATTTTTATATCCTCCTTTTTCCAATTCAATAAAACTTTTAATGGAACGAATTGCTCCTTTTGATCCTTCCCAAAAAATTAAATCTTCGGCATGATCTATACGAGTAGCTTCGTTTATCAATATATTAGATACCAAAAATTGTTCTAAGTTATTCAGCTTTATCATATGGTTTTAAAAATGTTTTATCAAATACAGTTATCGCTTTATTATATGAACGAGTTGTTTCATCCAATGTATTATCAGTAAATTGCCAATTCCAAAATAATTCATTTGGTGTTTTGAATCCAAAAAATTGAAGTACTTCTTTTTGTGTTTCAGTTACATCTTTACCGTTCCAATTTTGTCCAGTTGCAATGAAACCAGCATCAATATCTTTTACTATATTTTTCTCTCCCAAATTACTATGTCTATTTTCAATCCAAGTTAATCTTTCAATTAATTTTTGATAATATCCATTTGCTTGTCCCCATCTTATACTAGCAAAAAATAAAACGGTATCACTTTCAAATAATTCTTTACTTATTTTCCATAATTCATCGTTCTTTTCATTTATACTAGCCCAACAACGATGATATCCACTCGGATTCTTTTCTTTATCTTTTAATAATGCTTTTGCAGTTCCACAATGATTACCACCAAATTCTCTATTGCTACTTACATTACCTTCACATGGAAATATATTTAGTTTGGTAGTGTCTATAAGAGTTACCTTTTCTTTGCCTAATAAATCTTGAATTTTAGTAGCTAGTTGATTGCTTTTAGGTACATCTTCTTTGTGTTGTGACCATCTATTACTGGTAGTCAATAATAATACTTTATTCTTATTTCTTAAATAATCAATGGTTTTCTTATACTTTTTCGCATAAAAATCCATATCTTGTTCACTAGAAGGCATTTGTGCTTCTAATAATAAGTCAGTTAGCTTAATCATCGTACAATATAAATAGATTTAACAAAGAAAAAACCCCACTTATTTCTAAGTGGGGTTCGTTGTTTAGCGTTGTTTAACCATTAGGGAAGGTTGCGCCTGTTGGTAGAATGTTGAAGTCAAGTACGATGAATTCAGCAGTCTTTGTTGGTTGTAGATAGATTTGTCCGTATAGGATATTTCTATCAACCAAGTCAGGAGTATTGTTTGTATCATCCATTACAACTTGGAAAGCGTACAATCCACTGCGTTGTTGTACTGATTCCAAATATGGATTTACGATACTCAAGAAACGATTTCTTGTAGCAGCTACATTTTGTTCGAATACCAAGAACTTACTGCTACTTGCAATAAACTTCTTAAGTGCGATTAACAATCTGCGAACATTTACTCTGTCAAGAGCACTTGGTTGAATTTGAAGTGTCTTTTGACCCCATACACAGATACCTTGACCAGGGAATGCTGCGATTGGATTTACACGACCTTCATACAATGTATCTCTTTCACCGTGAGTTGTTCTGTCTAGAACTTGAACTGCTTGTGCGATTCCACCACGGTTTAAACCGGCTGGTGCGAACCATTCAGCAGCAGCATTGTCATTAGCAGCATAAACTGCTGGCATTACTACTGAAGGAGGTACACTTACAATCTTGTTCAAGTTTGTATCTAGAATCTTAACCCAAGGATAATATGTAGAAACATAACTACTATCAATTGTAGATACATCGTTTACTGCGGCATCAATCAATCCTACTGTTTGATTACTTGATGGGAATACAATGTTATCCATGATGTAGAATGTATCACCACGGGCTTCACACATATCTGTTACCAAGTCGGTAACATAACTGTGTTGTTCGTGGAAAATACCTGGTGTTACGATCAAGTTGATGTCAAATTCATCGGCATTTCCAAGAGCACCTACACATTGTTTGTAAGCGATTGAACCTGCACTATTGATATTTGTACAATTCAAACCTTGAGTATTACCTGCGATAATATCACTTCCAACATTAATTGGAATTGCTGGTGATTGACCATCAAATCCGCCTTGGAATCCAACTACGAATTTACGCATCTTAACATATGTAGCTTCGTTAGTTGCATCATATGTTGAAGGAATGCTTCCGCTCAATGAAGCAGCGAGTAGTGAACCTGTACCAACATTAGAACTTGTTGATTCCAAGTCAAATGCGATATTATATCCTACAGTAGCACCAAATGGTAGAGGAGCAAAATATTGTTCTGTATCAACCTTTACACCTGCGTTTGCAGAACTGGTTGGATATAGAGAAGTCAATTCACTATCTGCACCAAGTGGAATGTCACTCATTACAGTACCAGACGCATATTTACCTGGAGCCATTCCGTAAATACTTGCTTTGCTATATTGTACTACTGGAACATAATCTCCAATTGTACCTCCAAGTGGAGTAACATAAGCTTCATTACCATAAGGAACAGCAGATACTGGATATGGTACAGTAGCCATTTCAATTCTTACATACTTACTCAAATTTGTATAAGTGCCGAATTCAATGATCTTACCGGCATAAGTAATAAAATTGTATCTATCACCGATTCTACGAGCAACAAAGTTTGAAGAATTTGGATCTAGACTCAAGTTTTGGAAGATTTCCAAATACTTTGGCTTCTTATCAGTGTCACTATAAGATCTTACGGCAAGTGTGAATGAACCCCAATCACTTCCTGCAACAGTACCAGACAATTTAACATTGCTGATTTCAATCTTATATTGTTTATTTGTATTTGTACCATCACTCAAAGTGTGTACTTTAAACAATTGATATTTTGTTACAGAACCTGGATTTGCATTACCACTCCAAGGAGCAATTCCTTGTGAAAGAATCCAAGGTGTTGCAGCACTTGTTAGACCATATTGAGAATCACCAGCATTCAAGTTTGTTGAATATTGGTCAGTAAACTTTAATACTTCACCGGTTGCGAATGAACTGGATGGTAGATATGCACCATATACTTTCCAACCTGGATTTCCACTATTCAATTCATCATTTACTTTTTGAATTGAATCTTCGAATGTCTTATACAAATAAGCTGCTTCAATCTTGGCACCAGAAACTTGATCGTCTTGATTACCAACTGTTGCATCATTTCCAAATACATTTGTAATGTAATTTGAATCTGCTGGATTTAATGAGAAATCATAATATCCAATCAAAGAAGCATCTTGTGCTAATACCAATTGGAAATTATTTAAAGAGGTCGGATCTACAGAACCACTATAATTTCCAGATGATGCATTCTTTTGATTTAGTACAGAACCACTAAAACCTGGAGCATTGAAACTACTATCCAATGTGCCATATTGAGTATTTGATAATACTGCTAATACTCTTGGTTTATTAGTTACTGCGGTTGGATTACATGGATCTGCTGGTGTAGTCCAGACTGGATCAAATACTCCTGTAATCTTACCGAATGAACCACTAATTACACCCTTAAGATAAACTTGTGTTCCACATCCAGTTGAAGATCTTAGAGCAAAAATACTACCACTTACGAGTGTAATATTTGTACCAACAAGATTTCCATCTGAATTGGTAATTGTTACACTATTTGCAAGTGAAGCACTAAAATTTGAAGTGGTTGATGTAGATTCTACAATTGATTGTAATAATTTATCATTATTTGTATAAGATACATTTCCTTGATAAGATGATGTTACATGTACATTAACAAAAGATTGTGAAGCTATAGTAAAACTATAAGTTTGACCGTAGTTATATAAACTTCCGCTTGGTGAATTTACATTTAATGTATTGTTATCACCATTGGATGAATTAAATTTTGCGGTAAATGCTGCACCAGATACAAATGATAGTGTAGGAAGTGGTGATACCTGTGATCCTGTAACTGTTAATGTTGATGATGCTACATTATTTGAACCGAATGCGATATTGCTAAATGCAAAAAATGTTATTTCTCCGGAAGAAATTGAATAACTATTAGTTATTGGTGATAAATCAACTGATGCAGATACTGTCGGATTAATTGTCATAGATGCACTTAAAGATCCAACGGCAGTTGGAAGTCTATAAATGTTTCTAATAACACTTAATGTGGTGTCCAATGAATATGGATATACATTTAAACTAGCCAAATTGTTAGTAATAACTTTTACTACCTGATTATTACTTACAGCAGTAACCAAACTAGCTGTTTGTGCTGGTGAAAATGCAATTGATGCTGTTAGTGTATTTATTTCTGCTAAAGTTGCTGCCGATGAACTAAATGAAACTCCACCAAATGAATTGAGTGCAATAATACTTCCTGAAGCATAGGTAAATGTACTTGAAATATTATCACTGTCATATAGTACATATGACGATCCACTGTTTAAAGCACCAGCAGAACCGCTTCTGGCCCATGTACCTGGTTGTGCCCAGATTACAAATGGATTGATTTGTCTATATCCAGTCAATGCACCTACACGACAAACAGTAACGAATCCTTTTTCATTTAAGTATTCTTTTGCAGTGTATGGACCATAATAAACACCATCAGCAACACCGAACTTTTCTTCAAGATCGGCAGTGTTAGTGATTA